CCAGCAATGCGAACACTAATGTTCGCAGGAAGCGTTCCGATCCTCCCCAAATATTCTCGAAGTTTGATGACCTCGGGAAGTCCACACTCCAAACTGGAATGGGCGGAAATCCCATGAACGATATCTTTGGTAATGGTATCGTTGATGGCCGATTTGGGTATGAAGGACTCTTAACTCGGAGTGAGTCGTCAGTGACGACCCATTCCTTTTCAGGTGCTTATGCGTACACCTTGCCGATCGGTAATTCGCCGATCGAAAAGATTTTACGCTATGAGCAGATAGTAAATCATCTGCTTGGTACTAGGTTTACCCTAGAAGCATTCTGGGAGTTAATGCCTTGGAGTTGGCTTGTTGACTGGGTGACTAATATTGGGTACATTGTATCTAATGGAACTCACCTATCGTCTGACGGGCTTGTCCTGAGATATGGGTACGTTATGCGTGAATTTACGTCAAAGCGGACCTATGTAATCGATGGAACCAGATCTAGATCTGGTCTCATCGGTCCTGTTGCCATTTCCTTCTGTATGTCTAAGAAGGAACGCGTACAGGCAACTCCTTTCGGATTTGGCTTAGACCCCGCTGTTTTCAACGACGGGCAATGGGCCATTCTTGCCGCTCTTGGTATGACCAAGAGCCAAAAGGCACTTCGATCTTTCGATTGAAGTACTCCTTGTGTGTACGTGCTGACGTATGCATACCAACAAGTAATTAACTGATTGGAATATTGTCATGGCTTTCGCCGATCCCCAAACCGTCACTATCAATGCGGTTGCTGTTCCTCTTCCGAGGACCAGCTCTGGCATTAATGCCGGCGTCTTTACAAAAGACGACGGCAATGTCAAACTGCTCGTCTCGCATGCCTATGGCAAGCGAACTCGACGAACGGTTCGCATTGATACCCAGAAGGTTATTCCTGATCCGCTTTTCCCTGCTCAGAATACTCCACGATCGATGAGTGTTTACATCGTCGTGGATACGCCAAGTACGGGATATACTCTTGCGGAACAGAAGCAGTTGGTAGACGCACTTGCGGCCTACCTTACGGCTTCTTCTGGTGCTCGCACCGTCCAGTTGCTGGGCGGTGAGAACTAAACACGGCGTCGAAAGACGCCGTTTTAGAGACGGGGTGTTGTCAGCCTTTGTGCTGGGAGCATTCTTCTTCATGATCGCAACTTGGGCTGTGCCCAAGTTGGTTATCATGTAAGAATCGGTTTTAGAAATACCATGACTATGGACAATTTAACTCTATTTAAGGAGCATATTGTGAAAAGCCTAATGATATTCCTGCAGAAAGTCCTCAATGAAAATGGGGACTTGTGCGGCGTGAGCACCACTCGTGACTTTGAAACGGTCACGAGTCGAGTTGAACACGAGGGGATATCGTTTTTAACGATGTCCCTACCTGACTTCTGTAAAGACTTCGAAAAAAGTCTTGATGAGGGTAAGGTCGACCCATCATCCTTTACGGGTTTCCGTAGGGATGGAGCACTCCCCCTATTTCTAGGAGGTTTTCTCGGTCGTGTGTTTAACTCTGAAACTGGTTTCATTCTTGATGAACCTTTAATTGAAGCCATCATAGCTATCCGCCAATGCACATTAGTGTTTGGCAAGATAGAGCTTGAGTGCAGCGATGCACGCACGCAGAAGGCTTTTAAGAAGTTCATCGAGTGTGAGCAGGATGTTCGTCGTGCAGACGGTCAATTAGAAATCGAGCTGAAGAGCTCTTTTTTAGACTTGGCCGCCTGCTTTGGGCAACTGTGTTCAGTCAAGTGGACCTCGCGGTCTACAAGGCTAGTTCTGGCGATGGGACCCTTCGACACGAGAGTGAAGATGGATCTCAGCCCGACTCACAGCTATTGCCCAAACACGGTCCGGGCTCAACTGCTGATAGACTTACTGGAAACGGTAAGTTTCGTCAGCGAGTTTGGACAGAACGGTTGGAGGAATATTTCCCTTACGGGAAATTCCTCTTTCCGTCATGGAGCGCCTTTGAGGAGCTCCCGTGTACGAACATTCTTGAACCCGGAGCAGAACTTCCTGTTAGGGTTGTAGCTGTTCCTAAAACGCTCAAAACACCACGGATTATTGCTATTGAACCGACTTGCATGCAATATGTGCAACAAGGAATTCTAGAGCAGTTGACCGAAGCCGTAAACGCAGATGACATCGCGTCATGGCTTATCCGGTGGGATGATCAGGGTCCTAACCAGGACCTTGCTCGTCTTGGCTCCTTAACTGGGGAGCTAGCTACACTTGATTTAAGTGAGGCATCGGATCGTGTTTCGAATCAGCTCGTACGGGGCCTACTGACTAATCACCCCCATCTTTTGGGTGGGGTTGACGCCTGTCGGTCACGGAAGGCTGATGTGCCTGGCCATGGCGTTATTCGCCTGGCCAAGTTCGCATCTATGGGTTCAGCGCTCTGTTTTCCTATGGAGGCGATTGTCTTTTCGACGATCGTCCTTCTTGGGATCGAAAGAGCGCTAATGAAACCACTAACCCGGCGTGACATTCAGTCACTTAAGGGTCAGGTGCGTGTCTACGGTGACGATATAATCGTCCCCGTCGAATTCGTCAATTCCGTTGTCATGACACTCGAAGATTTTGGTCTTAGAGTAAATATGAGCAAGTCTTTCTGGACTGGGAAGTTCAGAGAGAGTTGTGGTAAGGAGTTCTACAATGGGCACGATGTTTCTATCGTGCGTGTTCGTAGGATGTTTCCTACTCAACGGGCAGACGTTCCGGAGATCATTTCTTCAGTTTCCCTCAGAAACCAGCTTTTTATGGCTGGTCTCTGGAGGACTGTTAAGTGGCTTGACGAATCGGTTATTGAACGGTTAATCCCGTTCCCGGCCGTTTTGCCAGAATCTCCTGTGCTAGGCAAACTATCTTCTCTAGGGTTTATGACCCAACGAGTTGATCGTCACCTTCATCACCCCCTTGTCAGGGGTGCTATGGTGAAAACTATCCTCCCAGTCTCTCGACTGGGCGGATATGACGCCTTGCTTAAGTTTTTCCTTAAACGCGGCGAATTGCCATTCGCTGACAGGGATCACTTAGAAC